TACCAATCCAGTCCTTGACAGTAGTCCATTTCTCCTTTACGAGTTTAATGAACTGATCGAGAGTAGGTATATTACCAATCCAGTCCTTGACAGTAGTCCATTTCTCCTTTACGAGTTTAATGAACTGATCGAGAGTAGGTATATTACCAATCCAGTCCTTGACAGTGTCCCAGCCATCTTTCACCAGCTTTACAGCAGTTTCAAGAGAAAGACCGTCTTTTGTTTCGTCCTTCCACCAGCTCGTCACATTGTCCCACCATTCAGAAGCATTGTTCTTTACTTCTGCGAGGAACTGTACAGGCTTGCTGTTCTTGATTTTCTTCTTGAACGATTTCCACTCCTCGTTAATATCACTTAGAGCGTCCTTAATACCCTTCACCATTGAATCCCAGCTTACAGGCTTTCCTGTAGCGAAATCCTTAACTTCATCTGCAATAAGAGCAAGACCGAGAGGAATACTTACACCAGTCATACAAAGCATAAGACCAATAGCAAGTTTTCCGAGAGAACCAGCCATTGATTTAATCTTGGTAAAAACTCCCTTGATTTTTTCTTTGATGGTTTCCCAGTTAATAGCTACTGCTGTACCGAGAGCCGCCGCACCCGATAATATCAATCCAACACCGAGAGGAATACCAACCCCGGTGAAGCACAGGATAATACCGATTGCAAGAGCCGCCGCCCCAGCGATAGCAAGTATTTTAGTAGTTACGCCCTTTAGCTTGTTTGTCAAAGTGTCCCAGTTAAGAGCCACAGCCGTACCGAGAGCCGCCGCACCAGCGAGGATAAGACCTACGCCGAGAGGAGTTGCAACTCCTGTGAAAGCGAGAATCATACCTATGGCAATGGAAGCCGCCCCAGCAATGAGAAGAATCTTCGTAGTAACCTTTCTGATATTGTCCGGCATACTATTCCAATTCAAACCGACCGTTGCGGCAAGACCGACAGCACCAGCGGCAATCATCGCAATACCCAGCCCGGTTGCAACTCCTGTCAGAGCGAGGATTGCACCGACACCGATTAAAGCACCGCTCACGATTGCCACAATGCTTAGTACGGATTCTTGAACATCACCTGTTAAGGAGTTCCAGTTCAAAGCTACTGCCGAAGCGACAGAAACCGCACCAGCGGCAATCATCGCAACACCGAGAGGAACGTTTACACCAGTCAGAGCGAGAATTGCACCGAATGTCAGTAATGCACCTCCAACAATGGTTTCGAGCATACCGATTGTCCTACGGATAGGGTCAGACATCGAATCCCAGTTAAGACCGATTGCTGTAACCATGCCGACAGCACCAGCCGCCATCAATGCGATACCGAGAGGAACATCAACGCCAGTAAAGGCGAACAATGCACCCATAGCCAGCAACGCACCGCTCACGATACCTGTCAGAATCGACAGAGCATTTGATAAGTCACCGTTAAGGAACTTCCAGTTAATCGTTGCGGCAGTTGCGAGAGATACCGCACCAGCCACCATGAGACCAGCACCGAGAGGAACATTCCCACCAGAGAATACGAGGAACGCACCTATCGCCAACAAGAATCCACCGAGGACACCTGTAATGATGGTGAGCGTTTTTGCCAACCTCTCTGACATTCCATTCCAGTTCTCGGCTATCGTTGCCGCAAGCCCCACAGCACCTACAGACATAAGACCGAGACCGAGCGGAATATTTGCACCAGTGACAACGAGGATAGTACCGATTGCCAACAGGAATCCACTGATAACAGCGGTAATCTCGCTCATAGCGTCCTTAATCATGTTTACGATTTTGTCTACCTTAGAGGTAACAGCTTCTTCGAGGAAACCGTATGTAGGAAGGTCGATACCTAAATCACCAGCACCTCCACCTATACCAGCTCCACCTATACCAGCTCCACCAGAGCCAGAAGTGGAATCATCATTAGGTGAAATAATGTTCAATTCGTCAATACCGAGTGTTGCATTTTTCAGCTTCTTTGCCGCTTTTGCCGCTTTACCGAGACCATCGGAAGCGTCACCAGCGCTATCCGCTAAATCACCAACAGCAGAGCTTCCAGCCGCCAGTCCAGAGTAATCTACTTCCGGGAGCTCAAATCCAACAAACTTACCGATAAGGTTGATTACCATACGAAGGACTTTCGCAAAAGCGATAAGATACGGAAGAACTGTGTTGAGTACAGGAATGAAAATATTACCGAAAGCACGAGCACACTGCGTTACCTGTGCGGATAAAATTCTCAACTGGTTAGCTGGTGCATTAAGCGTTCTCGCCATATCACCTTGAGCCACCGTTACCTGTGTCATAATTGCGTAATATCTCAACTGTGACTTTTCAGCCTGTGTCATTGAATTTACGCTTTTCTCGATACCCAAGTTCCATGCTTCCTGTTGCAATCTAGCCACAGACAGGTCGAAACCAAGTCTACGAAGCGGCTCAAGCTCACCCGAAATACCCGACTGTAATTTCTGCATTGAATCTTCAAAAGAGATATTGAAGAAAGAAGACAGGTCGTAGCCAAGCTGTGTGAGGTTCTTCGACATAAGATATGCCTTGTCCTCGACAACACCGAAACCTTTAGTGATTGTCATAAACACACCTTGATAACGCATGAACTGACCGGGGTCAATACCCATTACTTCACCGACTGTCTCTGCATAACTTTTAGCTTCTTCTGCGAATTTACCCATAGAAGCAGTAAACAGGTTGATATTTTCGATGTAGCTGTTTGATTCTGTAATACAAGAAGCAATTAAGTGTGACGCACCTCGAATAACGTTGTATGCCATTCTTGCTTTAGCCCACAGATTCATGTAACCCTTTGACGCTGTATTGTTCGCTGTGTTGAGATCGTTCGTAGAGTCAGTAGTCCGCCTTATCGGTTCTGGAAGCCTAGAGAAAGCATTACTGATTGTGTTGAGCTGTGTAGCAAGAGGTGAGAGGGCAGATACCAACTGCTGAATTTTAGCAGTGAATTGACTGATCGTTGTAGCGTCCAGTGCTCTTACTACCTCCGGGATTTTCTTTAACTGCGTCACGAACGAAGTGAGATTGTTCTTACCGAGATTACTCAATGGAGCAAGAGCAGAAGCCAAATCACGGATATTACTAAAGTTCACACCGTCCAGTGAAGATACAGCACTTCCGATACTTCTGATCTGATTGCTGATAGAGGACGATATTTTCAAATTTCCGAGATTTGATAACTTCTGCAAACTGTCAGCAAGTTTACTCAACTTTTGAGGAGAATCCCCTCTCATGCCATTAAGGGCGGCATTGATATTGTTGAGTTGCGTAGCAACTGCATTAAGACCAACACCGCCCTTTACTGCATTTTTTAATTTCGACAAAGAAGCGGAAAGAGCGTCTATACCTTTTTCAGCCGAAGCAGAGCTCGACTGTACTTGCAATTCGAGTTGTTCGATTCTAGTGTTTGGCATTTATACTCACTTCCTTTCTTCAAACCTTTGATTATTCTTAACCATAAACGCTTCCATGAAACGTTTACCCTTGTCAGCCACAGCTTTTTCTTTCTTAACTTTGGCTTCTTCCATTCCAACTTGAGAGATAGGATATGGAGAATCTACGTAAGGCTGTGGTTTCGTTCCCTTCTTGGCGAAAGCATGGAGGATAGGAGACAATCGCATGATAGCGTCATACACGTACATTCCCTGTAACCACGCTTCTTGATTGAATTTCTCTCGTCTCATTTCATCGGCTTCCCGATAATACTTGACGAGCATACTATCCTTATCCCAGTATTGTTCTTCCGTCATGCCTATCGATAAGTAATAGGGGAACTTCGCATTGAAGACCTCCACAAACGAAACGGGGGGAGTAGAGCGATTCTCACGCTCGCTCCCCTCAGTTGTATAAGCGGATTCATCGTTAGGCAGTGAACCACTTACCAGCTCGCTACCCAGTTCACGTTTCCCTTTGATTCCTCGGGTTCTTCAACAAGTGCCATGATAGGCTCGTTGTACATTTCTGCCAGCTTGCCGATCAGCTCGTCCTTGTGTGTCATGTGAGAGAAAATCTCGTCAATGACTTCCTTCTTTTCAAATCTGTGGTGAGCGAGGAACGCTCCCTCGAAAAGAGCCGGGAGAGTAGACATAGGTTTCTGTTCGACTTCTGCCGCAACAAACCCCTTCTTCTCCATTTCCGTAACTGTTCTGCGAGTGAACTCAAGAGTGTACTCTTTGTCCTTGTAAGTGAAATTTAACTGCTTTGCCATGAATTTTTACCTCCAATTTTCATTTGAAATCATTGTCAATAACACCGCCTATAACGGTCAGCCCTCCGCAAAGGAACTGGGTTGAATCTCACATCATATCAGCTTATTCTTCGTCCATAGTGATAGGAGTAGAAGGAGCGATGGTAATAGTCATACCAACGACTTCATTTACACCGCCACCAGCGGCGAACACGGACAACTGACCCTTAAACTTGAACTTACCGTCAGCACCAGTAGGAGTGACAGTTTCGCCAGCTTCCGTACCACCGAACCAAACTGCAAATTCAGTGTCTTTGCCTTCAAGGGCTTTCAACTTCTTGTAATCTGCAAGGGTGTAGTTAGCACTGAACTCAAGTGCGTCAATGCTCTGAATACCCGGGATATAAGTTTGCATTTTATCAGACAGAGTAGTGGTCTCCAACATTTCTGGAGAACCGCCCAAATCCGGGAAATCCTTAATGTCGATCAACTTCTCGTAAGCAGACGATGCTTTCTGCATGAGAAATACTTTGTAAGTGTTAATAGCCATAGCTTATTACCTCCTGTAAATAGTGTTGTCTTTAGATACGATTGCTCTGTATCTTGCTACCATGCGGTATATCGTTGCGTCTTCCTCGTTAGGAACTGGATTCATCATGGTTCGTGTGAAGCCAAGTGCGGCGAGCTTGCTGTCTATCAAACTCATAATCTCTCGACATTCTGATTTCTTTCCTGTCTTGAGGTTAGAGAAGACATTCACCTCGTATAACACCTGTGCGTGATTCTCGATACATTCGTTTGTACGAGTGTTTCGATAAATCTGATTATCCACTTCCACCAAGTAAACACATGGAAAAGAGGAGGGAGACTTAACGTATTCACCTGTCATAAAGATTTTTGGATATTTCTCACGTACCGCTTTTGACACGATGCCGAATATCTCTTTTTCTACGTCAATCACCCAAACACCTCCTTTGCGATATCAGATATTTCGTTACATACGGTGGTGATAGCCTTGCTCATAGGCATGGCGGCTGGTGTACCGTGAGTAAGGATAACTTTTCCTGTTTCGTCCTTATAGCCCCACACGTTCTTCTTACCGTTACCGTCTCCATATCCACCGATTACAAATCCCAGCTCCGCACCACTCGGGTGAGGGGAAGTACCGGGAGAGCCATTGTAATATACACCCGAACCAAACTCAATCCAAATTGCGTCTTCTCCACTTGCAATTACAACAGTAACCGAACCTCGGTTATCTACCGACACGTCTACTTGCGAGTGTAGGTTTACGACTGACCCTCCTTTAAGTACGATAGTGTCCGATACAGCCTGTGCGAATCCCGATTGAGATTCATCAGCCAATCGTTGAGCAACCTTCTCTCGGAGGAGATTAGTTTTCTGAATGATTTCTTGTTTGTACTGTTCGAGCTCTTTCAATGCTCTATCAATGTCCTGTTCGGATAACCCGAATGAGATTACTTTCTTACCCATCGACCTTCACCTTACTTATTGCAATCGAGACACTATTCAAACTTCTTGCGACCTTCTTAACCACATAATCGTGTGGTGTGCCAGTAGCACCGTTTTCATCGAGAGTAGGTAGTGTATCAACCCAAAGTATCGTGTGTTCGTCAATGGGTGTCGAGGTGTTATCCATAACGACTACTTTGTCGTAGGACTCATTTTCACCGAACTGTCTTGCGGAGGTTTCACCCTTTGCCGCAGACACGTTAGCGAAGCACTCAATCGGATCACCGTGTATGACATTATGCTCCCCTGTGTCATTTCCGTATTCGTCCAGCACCGGGACTTCTTTCTCATAAAGAGCGTAGAAGAATTTCACCTTATTTCGATTTAGGCATTTCATTTAATCACCCCCACATGAGGAGTGACAGGCTTCAACATGGAAGCTGGTACATCAGCATTTTCATACTGACGTTGAATACCGTTCTCTGTGTGTTGTAATTGTCCTTCCGCACCTCGCTTATTCAGCATATATGCGGCAATCTCAACCTGTAAGGTGTCATACTGTGCTGGAACTTCTGTGACAGTATTGTCATACGGATATGCTCTGTTGATGATCTTTCTGCCAGCGAGCTTCAAATAGGTGGATAACACTTCGTCAGTGTCAGATCCACCGATCATAGCTCGCAGAGCAATCAGCTTTTCTTCTTCGGTCATGTTATCCACCTCCTTCATACTCTACTAGGCGATAGTGAACCAGCCTTTAGCTTTAGGGCTGATAGAAGCCTTTTCATCGTCAGTGTAAGATACCTGTACGTAACCGTTGCCAACCTTTGCGTAGTAAACCTTACCATCGCTGATAGAGGTTTCAGTAGCGGCAGTAGCAGTACCCTTGTGAATCTTCACAGCCTTACGTTCGTCAGTCAGAGCAACGATATAATACTTACGAGAGTAAATATCGTTCTTTCTGTGATCTGCGTCACGTTCCTGTTCAACCTCTGTACCCTTCTTGTTGAACATAGTTACTGCTTCCTTCGTAGCAATAAAAATGTCTCCCGGAGTAGCGTCCTTCTTGGTGTAAAGGTGAACACCACCAACAGTACCTACGTAACCGTTCTTTGCGAACGCTTCAACGTACTTGAGATCGTCCTTTAAGTTCTTACGAATGTCAGCCATGTCAGCCGCACATACGAAAGCGAAGATAGAAACACCTTCAAGGTTCTCAAGGTTCATTACGGACTGTGCGTCAACGAAAGCCGCAAAATCGAAAGCAGAAGTTACAACCACCTGTGTTGCTTTCTTATATTCACCGTAAATGTCACCATTCACAGTATTGAACATATCAGTACCCATGTGGCGAACACCGACAGGTACAAGCATAGGATCGGTCATTTCCTGTTCATCGAAATACTCGAACTTGTTCTGTGCGAGTGCGATCTCGTACTCAACGTCAGCGTAAGAAACTTCGATAGCCTTGCTGTTACCTTCGCCCATCTTGAGCTTTTCAGTACCATCGGTAGCCTTGTATCTGTTGATCCTACGCTTCATACCAGCAGTACCCACAAGAGAGTTATCAACAGTTACGAACTGCTGTAAGTTCAAGTGGGAATTAAACTGATCTTCAATCTCATTAGAGAGATAGAAATTGTCATAAATCTTATGTGACATTGTTAATTACCTCCGTATAATTCTTTGTATTCCTCCGGGTGCTCCTGTGAATACGTATAACGCTCACTAGGGGACATACCACGGAGTTTTTCAAGTGTCATTGTCTTTGAATCTCCGTCACCTGTCGGTTTAGGTGTATCTTTAAGGGCTTCCGCACGAACCTTTTTCTCAACTGCTTCGAGGTGCTTCTTCTGATTAGCCATGACCTTTTCAAGATCACCTGTAACCATAGCTTCGGCTGTATCATCAGCCAGCTTTTCTTCGTACCCAAGAGCGAGTAATTTAGCCTTGTTCTTTGAAACCTCGGAATCATGTAAGAGCTTCTCGTACTTGGACTGCAACTCCTCACGTTCCTCCTGTTCCTTCTGCTTTGCGGCTTCATCATCAGTCATTTTCTCTTTCAACTGCTTCTTAACACCAGCAAGCTCGGAAGCTGTTTTATCGAACACGTCCTTTTTGACATATCCGCTGTAATCTGGCTGAACGTCCTCGATTTCGTATGCTTCAAGTGCTTTGATTTTCTCCTCCGTGGTCATACTCTCGTAGCCTTCAATTTTGGTAATATCTACCTTTGCCATGCTTATTTCCTCCTTGTCTTTTAGCGTCTTCTGTGACTATGTTTGCGATTTTAGGTTTCTCTACCTTTTTGCGATTATTGTCTTCTCTGACATATATTCAAGAGGAGTAGCTCACTCCTCTGTAATACCTCCATTACCCGGGTCGTTGTTTTCACCACCCTGTGTAGTTTTCTGTGAGAGCTCTGCCACCTTTTGTTGTTGCTCCTCGTAATACTTCATGCTCATTGTGTAAGCGGATTCTGAGTCAGAGAAAAGTCCGCTATGCTGGAACGCAAGCTGTGGGTGAATCTTCGGCTCTTGCAACATCGAGATAAGAACCTGTGACTTGCTCTGAATGGCTTCGTAATTTCTACGAGTAAACTTCATATCAATATCTTTGAGATAAAGATTCAAGTCTGAAAGCTCACGACAAATCTTGAGAACCAATTTGAGCATTTTCTTCTCTGAACGTTTGAACACGTTCTCCGAATCCTTCGCCCTTGCTTCTGCGTCCGACCAACCATCACGGAGTAGAACAGCAGAACCAGTGTCAGAAGTGGAAGAACCACCGTTACGGTTCGGCATACCGCAGATTGTTAGGATCGCACTGTAAATGTCCTCCTTCAATGTCTGCGATTGCGTCTGATTCAACTCACTTGTGACTACACCAACATCGGCTGTCTGACCGTCCACAGATTTTACTTTGATAGCACCTAGCTTCAAGAACTCCTCGTATTCCTCTTTTGTAATATCGCAGTTAATGAATTTGATAAATGCCTGTATAATCTGTTCGATACCATCGAGACGGTTGCTGTCGATGTTATTGATTGCGTCCAGTAGTGGAAGAACAATCTCGAAAGCTCCCAAGCGAGCGTTGTTTGCCGGGTACTCAAAAATAGGAATCATGCCTAGAGCGTGTGGCTTCGACTTCTCTCTATTGATAAGTCCGTCCTCAATGAGATAGTAGTAATTCTCTGTGTAGATGGAGTATCGTGTGATACTGTCTTCATCAGTGCAGTATTTAACAGCCATCAGTGGCTTGTTACCGATCTCATTCGAATAAACAACGAATGTGTCTCTAGGGTCGAGAGTGTACATTTCAAACGGTGCTTCGTCTTCCTCACCCGGTTCGTCCGGGAGAACCAAACGGAAAGCAGTACCACAAATCATTTGCCACTCAACAAGCTCTTGATCCTGTGCGGATTTATCCTCCGCAAACATGAACTCATTCAGCCTTGTGATTGCATTTACAACTTCCTCGCCACCGTTGCGGCTTACGTACTGGATAGGTTCACCGCAGAGATAACCAACCTTAAATGAAACAATCTCGTTTGCTCGGTTCTCAACAATCTTGTTACAGATTTCCGGGCGAGTTTCCTTTACCCTGTGACGGATAGGCTGATCTCCCTTGTAATATTTCCAAAGGTAGTCAATCTCGCTACGATTGAGAGCGTGTGTCTCGAGAGCACGTAAGAGCACGTCCTGTACGTTATTCTCTGTGATAGCACTGACACTGGATTTGATAACACGTCTGCCACTCATTATCCTTGTTTCACTCAATGCTTTCGTCTCGTCAATCTGATTTGCCACGATTTTCTACCTCCCTTCCGACAAAATAAAATGGGTGCATTACTGCTTCGAGAATTAAATCTCGTGCAATAATGCACCCATTTCTACATAATCTTTATTTTACGATTACATTCTAGCACAAATACACGTAAATGTCAACGATGCAATACTCAAATTATAAAAATTTTGCACAATCCGTGTTAATTTCAATCTTACCACGGTCTCGGGAAGACCTCTACACGAGCCCCCGAAAGAGACTGTGCAAATTCAGCCAGCATAGCCATACCATCGGGAACATCATCGTGCTTATTCTTACCAGCAACGGTGTAGGAACACAACATTTCCATCATTCGTCCGTAATCGCTGTTACGCTTATACATACTTTCATCGAGGAACAGACAGTGTTCTTTGACCCAAGCCGAATTGACTATAATCTTGGTTTCCTTGTTGGCAGTGGTGAACTTGGTCGTAATGTGAGTGATACCACCTTTTTTCTTGACTTCTTCCTGTATCTTCTCTGCAACCCTACGTCCAGCAGAGTTACTCTCGAAACGACAGGCATTTACCTTATCTCTTACAAGGATTTCGGTAAGCCTAGCGTCAACCACGTTCGGAAGACCGTTATCACACACACAATCGTTGATATAGTAATCTTCACCATACACCCATGCCGCCGGGAGAAAAGCGTAGTCCTTACCTTTGTCCTTCGTATCACATACACCGATGATAGCGTCCGGGGCTTCTTTTGGAAGCTCATAGAACCTACGAAGCTCGTCAGATACATAAAGAAGACCTTCACGCTCGATAGGCTGGTTCATGTACAGAGCTTTCCAGCTCACCTCGTCCATAATGTCTCTCTGTCCCCGGTAGAACTCCGTATTGAACCCTACACCGTATGCGTAATCGAAATTCGATTCATCGTTCTCGTCCATCGCTGGTACGACAATAAAGCGAGCTCTGTCAGAATCTCCGTAATTCTGTTCCAGTCTTCCGATTACATCGTGAACCGACCAGCGTGTAGCGATGTGAAGCTCTTTGCACTTATCACCGATCTTACGTTGTCTCAAGTCCGTACTGTAAAGCTCCCACAGCTTGTCAAGACGCTCCTTCGACAATGCTACCTCAATACCCGATACCAAATCGTCACAGTAGAGCAGTGTAGCCGCACGATAGAGACCAGCGTTACCACTACCGATAGAGGTAAATTCCAGCGTCTCGAAACGCTTTCTCTTTCCGAGGTCGATACGACAGTCCTTTGCGTTGGTATTGCACACGCTCACATTCGGGAATACATCGTGCCACAGGTACTCACCGTCCTTATCGAACAGACGCAGACACTCGTCATACACACCTCTGATAAATGCGTTTGAGTGTGATCCTGTCAGCATAGGTTTATCCGGGATTTTACCAGCAAGCCACGTCAGATAGAAAATAGCGATAGTGGTCTTCCCACAGCCGGGAGGAAGGGAGATAGCCAGCAAATCCAGCTTATCGTCAGCAAGCTCCTGTAAAGCGTCCACCACAGGCTTGAGAGCTTCCCTACGAGGTGGATAGAACTTCTTACTAGGCTCTCTATTCCACTCAATATAGAGAACATAGCTCTCGAAATCGTAAGGAGCGGCGAGCAGAAGCACCCTCTTATGGAGGTTATAGAACTTATGTATCTCGGAATCAGAAACACCCTCGCTCATTACCTCCTCAATTCGATCTGACAGCTTTTTCAGATATTTTACTGCCAGCGGAACGTCAGTCTTCATCGCTTCTCGGCATATATCCTTCAAATCGGTATAGGCTTGATAATCTGCTGAAAACTCGACCTCCTTGTATATAGTTTCAAGTAAATCTTTCAATCGAAACACCTCCTGTACATAAAAAGAGTGCGTTACCACAATATCTGCGATAACGCACCCTCTGTCATTTACTCTTTTTAATTTTTAAGTGTGGCGATCAGTAGGATAATTCCTCGTATCAACCAGTTCAAAATATAATACACCGCAATCGGTATCAGTAAGAAGAACATTATCAGTCCTTCTAGGAACTCTCATAGGTTATTCCACCTTCTTTCCGTCTATCTCAACAGAAACTTCCGAGGAATCATCGAGAGTGAATAAATACACGACTTTTTCGGTCTCCCCGGACTGGATATACTTATCACACTGTAAATATCCATCTGTTTTCTCGTCTCCCGGGACGATAGGAGAAAGCTCAACTCCGTTCTGATACGCTTTGACTGAAATCCAGTCTGCGGCACAGGCACTTTCGGAGCTATTATTCGTGTATGATCCGAAAACTCCTACACACTGTACGTCCTCCTCATTGATAGAGAGCGTCACATTCTCTGTTTTCTCATATTCAAAGCTGTGCGGTGTGATTCCACACCCAGTTAATAGTAACAATACCATGAAAATAGGAATCAATTTCCTCATAATTCTACCTCCTTTGCCAACTTATACCACGTTGTACGTCCAATTTTCAGCTCCTCACAGGCTTCTTTGACCGTAACCTTACCATTTTTCCACAAGCGATAGAATGATTCAAACTCGGGAGGATTTTTAGCATATCTACCGTCCGTTTTCTTACCTTTTGACTTGGCTACCGACTTACCATCTGACAATCTCTCTAGTATATTATCATGCTCAAACTCTGCAAAAGCGAGTAACATCGTCACCATGAGCTTTCCCATAGGGGTGTTATCCACACGACCCATGTTCAAAATCTCAACGACAATTTGTCTTCCAGTCAGCTCGGTAATAAGTTTCACACCTTCGCTAACGCTTCGAGAGAATCTATCCAGCTTCGTGACAACCAGCACATCGCCTTTTTGTATTTTGGCGAGAATTTTGGAAAGCTCGGGTCTTTCTGCGGTCATACCAGTAAAGGCTTCCTCGTAAATCTCCTCGCAACCGTAGGAGAGCAGAGCCGCCCTCTGACTGCTCAAGCTATTTCCGTCCTTCGCCTGTGTAATTGTAGAAACACGAGCATATCCATATATCATTTAATCACCCACTCGTTCTTATCTGCCAGTTTACTTCTGATTACGACCTCACAGTCCATAGCGTCCATAAACTTGAGCAGATTCTCAACCTTCATGCTGTACTCACGGTTGATAACGTTACTCACACCCGATGGTGAGGTATATCCGCACTTTTCAGCCAGTGTAGCGTTTGTGAATCCACGTAGCAACATAATCATTTTAATAATCTTCTTCACGATTGTGACCTCCTTCTTATTATTCTTATTACAGTAGTGAAAGTAGTTCTTTTTTAATTTTTGCGGTAACTTTTGCTAGATACGCGCGTATTAAGAGAAAGTTTACGCAAAATCTGATTTTCAACTACTTTTACTACTTCTCGACACGTTTACGTGTATAGGTGATGGTAATATCGTACCCTAGAGCGTCCATCATATCAACAAAGGTCTTGTTCACGATACCTTCTTTCTTCTTCATCACACGGTTTACGTACTGACCTGTCGAACCAATGGCTTCACCAAGTTGCTGTTGCGTCATGTCTTCTTCGAGACATTTCATTTTCACATCGAGCTCGAAATTGTTTAATACTGCCATGATGTTACCTCCTTTTGTCATAGTATAACACGTATGTGTGTATATGTCAATATAGGGAGGATAAGATTTAGCCTTTTTATTCTTTGGGGATATTTACGCAACTCCCTAGCCCTAGGGCGCTGGTGGAATATCCCCCGGGGGGGGGAGGTAGGGGAGGCATACTCTCACAGCGCATAGAACGCCCCACAAGCCCCGAAAACGCTGAACCCATACAAATATACACCAACGCAATAAAAGCCCCGGAAAACGCCCACAAACGCCCCACAAACGCCCCACAACGCAAACCGAACACAACGCAACCCGAACAATCGAACGATACAAGCCCGGGACACGTTCACCCTAGGCGGCTATTCTTAATTATATTTTACGTTTACCGGGCGGCGGTACACGCAAGAAAAACCCCGGCATATAGCCGGGGCTGTTATTTTTATTTATTCATTTTTAGCAAGTCCGAAACGAGTACGAAAAAGAAGATAATTATACATAGAATAATAAACAATCTCGCCGCTCTCCCTTCTATACTACCGTGAAACGCTTGTATGATGTCGTTTTGCTGTACTTGCTGAACACGTCCGGGAGTTCCTTTTTTATTGCTGAGCTGTCGAGCCTTGAACTCGTGACGGTCTTGTTTGTTGCCTTGCTTGCTCCCTCTGTCATTGTCTCAGCATCTCCCATAATGGCGAGAATATCGGCTTTTAAGCTGTCGTTCATGGCTTCCAGTTCCTCGATCATTCTCTTGTTTTCTCTGTACTCGTTGCAAAGTATTTCAAATCTTTTCATTTTTACGCCCTCCGTTCGTTTATAATCTCTCTATCGTTTGTATCTGGTATTCTTGCGTACAACCGCAACCAACGCCCGGATGCTAATATATTTTCAATGTCGTTAAAATTGATAATATACATTAAATCAGAATAGCAATTATAAATCATTGCACCCATTTCGTAATTACTTAGACAAAATTCATCACCGATAAAATAACAATCTAATTCTTCAAGTACCCAACTAATAACTTCAATTGACGACAAAACACCTCTTTTCAGTTTGTCCCGGTATTCAACCGGGAAACGAATTGACAAGTTACCATTTTGAAATTCTTTAATGTTTTCTTGTACTCTTTTCATATTATTCCACCTCCTCGCAGTCAATGGCGATATTAGTTAAAACATAGTCCCAGCTTGTTCCCCAGTGGCTAACACCCCACAAGTACATATCTAATGTTTCATTGTAGTAAACAATCTCCCCGGCTTCTTCTAAAATCCTATAGCCCGAATCGCTTACAATGTACCACTGGAAGACCTCGCCCGGCTCGTCCTGTTCTCTTTCCAGCTCCTCGATTTGCTCCTCTAGCTCTCTGATCTTGTCGCTTGTCTCCTCGTCCTGTTCCTCGGTACTGTCCTCTGTGATCTGATCCTCTAGCTCCTCGATCTGTTCTCTGATCTCCTCGATCTCCTCGCTGTTGTCGATCATGCCACTGACCTGTTCCCAATAACCAATATCGGCGGTTGCTTCCATGATCCCATTGTTTAATACTGCATCGAAAGCTTTCGCCAATGTTCCGTAATCTACGAAACCATTTTTGATCCCGTACTCGCTAACCTTGTTACCATAGAAATAGATACTTTTTACTGTCATAATATTGACCCTCCTTGTAAAATAAAGATTATCTTTAACACGTCCCCGTGTCTATAATTATACTATCATGTAAACGTTGTATTGTCAATACTTTTTTTATAAATTTTTACACGTTCGCGTGTCTTCCTTATTATATACGTTTTCTGTTGAGAAAATGAACAGCCGCCCCGGATCACCGGGAACGGATCACCAACAACAGCCGCCCCGGATCACCGGGAACGGATCACGCTGCCGGGGGTATTGCTTTATTACTGTAAAGCGTGAAGGAGTGGGGGATTGATAGAAAAATAACGATGAAAAATTTGCATAGAAAGCCGCCCTCTCCTATCCGGGAGCTGGGCGGTTCATAGTCGATAGTCGATAGTCGATAGTCGATAGTCGATAGTCGATAGTCGATAGTCGATAGTCGATAGTCGATAGTCGCTAGTCGTTCTGATCCTCTGTAGAGTCGATAGTCGCTAGTCGTTTCTGCTGGTCTGCGGCGATGTATCGCTCTCTGATCTCGTCAGCGGAATAGTCGTTATCGTTGTTGGTGTTAGGAGTGAGAACGTATTCTGTCTTGTCTTGGTAGCCAAAGTTGTTCTTGCCGAGGAAAATTCCCGACACTGGGTTGATCTTACCGCTGTTCATGTAGTTTTCCCACATATTTTCCATCAAAATGTAGCTCTTTTTTATAGTGTTCGCTACCTCGGGCGGCAACGCCGCCTTATATCCAGCTCCTCCTGTCGGTGCGTCATTGACAATAGCCCATAACTGTTGTCTCCTCATGCCATTCAAACACAATGCCATACCAGCAACAGTAGGTTTCAAATCAGCCTGTGCATACAGCATGAAAAACTCGTTGAGACGATTCTCCACCGCTTCAACGTCTGTAAGGTCTATATCCTTCATGTTGAAAATAGCCATGTTGACTTGCATTATCCTTGTATTGTCTCCCGGTTCAAGGTCATACCCATTCATACCAATGACAGGAGAGTTGCCGCCCCTCGGTTTTCCCTTCTTTTTCTTCGGTTTCGTTGGTGCGACCTCCGCTTTCTCCTCGGGAATAGTCGTAGCTGTACCCTCTGAAACAGTCTCCTCGCTAGTGGTTGCACCTCTGCCGCCCAGTAATTCATCAATGTTCATCGTAAAAGTCTCCTTTCTAATTCTTATTCTTATTGCAGTAGTAGAAGTAGTTGAAAATCAATTTTTGCGGTAACTTTTTATAGTAGGGGCTCTACTAGCAAAAGTTTACGTAAAAACTGAAAAACAACTACTTTTACTACTGTAATAATAAGAATAAGTCTATAATATCAAAAGATTGTTTTTCAATCCTATTCGGATAATTTGACAAATGTCACTTTAGATAATTTTTCAATCCTATTCGGATAATTTGACATTTCAGTAGCAATCCTTCGCTTGCGACACCGATTTGAGGTTTCTCTCCGACAAATCAGTGAAGAATCGATCGGTTGCGTCCTGTACCTTGTAAGCTGGTCGATCTCCGAAAAATACCACGTAAGTACCAGTCAAGCTCTCGTGTACAACAGTCGTGTACGCTCGTGTGATTGCCTGTCCTCCGAACTCTCCATCGAAGCCTAGAGCAGTAGAACCCCACGTTTGAGGGAACACAATAACACTAAAGTCGGGACGTGGTGCAAAGTATTCATGCTTCGGAACTGCGGCGAGCTTTGCCTTGTAGTCCTCGTCATTCTGTAACATGAGCCTTGCCCGGTAGACAAGTAGCTCGAGATTAGGATAGTCCATTACCCAGTACCTCCTCTCTGAATGTGTACGTGATTTTATTATCCTCCTCGTGTTGCTTCATAAGTTGCATGATTTCTTCCTTGAGCTCTTTAGTATTCAATGTGAAAACCTCCATGCTCATTTATCCAGTCGATTACCTCTTTGTAATTGAGACCTCCTTGCTCTTTAGGTCGCATGATGTAATCATACTGCTTCGGGTGAGTTTCCTTCATTTTCAAGAAACGACCTTCTCCCGGTTCTTCGAGGTGACAACCATATCCGCAAAACATACAGCCTGTACGCTGACAACCTGTAGTTCTGTAATATGTTCTATCAATATCGAATAACTCGAGAACGTCTTGATCTTTGATAGAGATCTCTTTACCTTCTACCTCTACGATTTCTCCGTAAACAGAGCAGATAGGTAGGTTATTCTCTTTGATATAAAGAAGCACGTCCTGTTCAGTCCAAAAACTCATAGGGTTAGAGATGGGTTCTTTCATATCAAAACCGTTACAACCGTTTTTCAACCACTGTTGAGTTCTAACCCTAGATTCAGAAGCCATTTGAGCTGTCATAGGGTGTCTTCCTGTTTTATGTGCATAGGAATGAGCAGGGGTTTTCTTCATAACAGAGCAACATTTATTCGATGTTTCGAAAGGTGCATTTACCATAAATAGGTACTTTGAGTAATCGTATTGAGGTTTCTTACCATAGATTTGGTTAATCTCACCTGTCATTGAAACATATCTCCACCAGCCTTTTATTTCGGGATTGTATCTAGGGATATTCCCCTTCTTTAGATTCAGATACTCTTGATTGTTCGGATTTTCTCTCCGATCTATCCCCATTAAATCGGCTGTGTGAGGAGAGTAGGGCATTACTTCGTAACTCTCTCTCTCTCTCTCAATTTCTCAAGATAACGTCTAGCTCCATATACTCTTTCAGATACCTCCTTGCTGATGAACGGATAACCGTATTCTTCAATAACCTGTCTGAATGTTTTCTTGGGTTTTAACCATTCCACGTTATCAAACGTTTTTACGAAATCTCTTATCTCGGGATATTCGAGACCAGTGTCAACAAATACAGCGACTATACCGGGGTACATTTTTCTGACAATATCGAGTAAAACCGTACTGTCTTTACCACCGGAGAAACTGACGTAAACACCGTCTTCTCCGTATTCGTCAACCCAACCTCTGATTCTGTTCTGCGTCATTCTCACCTTAATATTCAGCGGCATTGACTGCATTTGATAAAGGTCAGAGATCGTATGTTTAGCCATGCTACATTACCTCCTTCATTTTCAATCCCCAGTAGATTACAAATCCGCTGGAAGTCGATTTCCTATCGAACCATTCCGGGTGACGCTCCATTTCGGAGTTGAACTTACGAGCGGAGAGCACATAAGCACCTTCCGATTTCGCCCACAGCTTGAAGCTGTTGTAAAGGTCTTTCGCCTTGAGGGTAGAGTTCTCGTCCTTCTCACAGCGGCTCTCAAGGAACTGTAACACGAGGTCATTGTCTCGCTCATACTTGCTCACAACCTCTTTCAGATTGTCAGCCATCGTCAGACCACGCTCTTTGTAGCGTATGTACCCACGCACCAGCCACATGAAGATTCCACTCATGGCTTCCGGGCTTGTCAGCTCGTCCTTCAAGTGAGTGTCCTGTTCCTTCGGTGAGAAGTGGCGATTGAACTCGATTACCTTGATACGCTCGGAAGCAAACAGGGATTTGTCAGTCACCATCGGAAGGTCATTACAGGACAGCCAAAGGGTGAACTGCGGCTTGTAGGTGATAGCCGACTGGTACAGCGCACGAGCTGAGATTTCCTCGCCGCCTGTGAGCTGTTTGATTTTCTCCTCGTCCAGCTTGCCGTATTCGTTGCTCTCGGACATGGTGACGAAGCGTTTTCCCTTCAACCCGGCAAGGGTAGGAGAAGCGGCTTCTGCGTCCTTCTGTCTGTCTCCTCGGCAGATCATACCGACAGGAGCTACCTTTGCATAATCACCGAGCATATACTCGATAGTATTGAGCAGAGTAGACTTACCGTTTCGAGTAGTCTTACCATGGAGAATGAACATACACTCCTCGTTGCTCATACCCAGCATAGAGTAGCCGAGAGCTCTCTGTAAGAAGTCTGATTTGTCCTTATCTCCCTGTGTGACTTCGTCAATGAATTTCTCCCATCGTTCGCACTTCACATCACGAGAAATTGTGTGACGGAAGTTTGTCTGCATGGTAATGAAATCATCGTAACGGTGCTCACGGAAGGAGAAGTCCCTCAAATCGTATGTACCGTTGAGACAGTTAATGAGATAGGGGTTTACGTCAAACTCCACAGCGGAGATACGAAGCTCCCCGGTAGCGTCCTTGAGGATTCTGTCTCTCATGCGGCGATCACCCATCTTATTTACGAAGCTGGTGTAGCTCTTGCGAAGATCATCGTCCTCGATTTCGCCACAGTAGAGAATCATAAGTCTTACGAAATCCTTGAGCTTCTCTGATACGAGTATAGCTCCCTCGTCTTTCCTCCATGCTCCATCGAAGTAGGTGTACCAGCTTTTATGCTCCGGGCAATAACGAGCTTCGTTAGGGTAGAGCATACCGAACAGGTTCGCCATACCCATTTCAGACCACTCGAAGCCCGAGCTTTCTGCGTCAGCTTTCTCCGGGTGATACTGTTTGATAAGATACATTTTCGCTGACAAATCCTCGTCCATGATTACTCGTCCATTGTGTAATTCAAACAGTTCTTGCATTATCCCACCGCCTTATCTAACAACTGCTCATACCGCCTCCGATGTAAAAAAGTATCACCTCTGTGAATATCCATCATTTCTTTGAACCTCCTATAACTGTAATCGCACATTTCTGTTTATCCTCAACCCACCAAGCACATTTCTCTTTCTGACAGGCTGTGACTACACCGCCACGCATACCGGGAGCTACACTGGTGAGCAGAGGACATATAGGTTTATTGTTATCACTCATTTTTGAACCTCCATAAATCATTATTCAGTCCTCGCCCCACAAGGGGGCGAGATTTTAAGATAAGAGAAAGACGGGGCGAACACCATTAGAGCTACTAGCGTCGTCGCAGTCCGCATTACCGTCGCCGTTGACACCAGCGAAAACAGCGGCGGTATCTTCAACTCTATTCTGCAACCAGTACCACTGCCATTTTTCCTTACCTTCCTCGCTACGATCAAAGGCGATACGGTTTCTACGTTTCTTCATACCTTTGAATCTCTTAACAGCGTCACACTCTGCCTTACCGTAAGGGTTCTCTCCGAAGATTTCTTTTTTAGTAGGAATACGGAGAAGGTCGAAAGTATCTGTACAGCCGATTCTCATAGGAATCATGCGGATCTTGATTTCTTCCGGGAAGCGAGCGATTACTTCATTGTTCAACCAGTGTCTCAAGTCTGAATTGAAGTAGTTGATCTGCATACTACCCATAGCACCCGGATTCTTGAACATAGGCTGTTCCTCATTCAGACAATCTACTGTAATGAACAGCATACCTTCATCGGTCTTTCTGACAGCCATAGCTTTGACTTTTTCACCGTCAGTCAGTTTGAAGGAGATCACGTCTCCGATTTCAAAGTTATCAGTTTCGGTTTTAATGCTTCTTTTTACGATCATTTCAAGTCCTCCTTGTTTTAACTCATTTAATCTTAATAGGATAATAACGTTATCTATCTATGACTATAATATAACACAGATAAGATAAACTGTCAACACGTATGCGTATAAAATTTTGTCTTTTTAACGCTTATATCTTGTGACGCTGTTACAGATTGTACGAAGCTCGTTGTTATCCAGTGGTGGATCACACGCTACCATGTTTGCATAGCTGATTTCATCGTAAATCTGTGCCTTGCTGTAACCTTGATTGTGAAGCATACCAGCGAGAGAAGTAAGACAGATATTGCGACTTCCGTCCGGGATTCTAGGATATACTGGACGGAGCTTAATTCGTCCATTTACGATAGGTTCTTCCCACATAGGGGAGTAGATTTTATCCCTTCCGACATAAATCTTATCCTCTGTGGATTCCTCCTTCACCCCGGCGAAATACTTCTCAATCACGTAGTCAATAGCTTCTTGATTCTCGATAATGTCTCTGTACAGGACTATATTTCCTGTCATTATGAAGTATCGAGCTGTCTTGTAGATTTCTACCCCGGCGAGATTGTTCTTGCCCTTAAAGGGGAGATTCCCCCGAAGCAGTATGTGGAAACCTCTACCGCTTCGGGATTTCTCCGTGTAGCTTCTGCATTTGCCGACAATATCAGCACCGAGGAAACTCATAAGACCGTCTTCATCGTAGCCATCGTCAATGTCGATAGCCACGTAGCCATTATCGTTGAATACGAAACCGCAGTAGTCATACAGACCCATTTCGTATGATTCAAGAGCAGTCTCGAAGTCAGACCATGTGCGAGGGTTCGTAGAGGAAGCGGCTTCGTTCTCCCATGCTTTCATAGGAGTTTTGCTTCCTTCATACGCACACACCCACTGGTGAAGTTTTTTCAATTCCTCGGGGATATTATCGTAATTTACCATCGACTACACACCTTCCTGTTCTTATCTGACCGTTACCAACTACACTCACTGATAGTGCGGTCAATTTACCAAATCGTCTACCAGTGAAATCGTAAGGTATCACAAGAGCCCCCTACGTTTTGCCACTTTTCGTTCTAACTCGTTAATGAGCTTCCAAATTGTATCTGTCTTGACACCGTTCTCGTGAGCAAGCTGGTACACCTTATCGGGTACGCTTACATCGCCACGGTAGATACAAAGAAGCATATTCTGTTCCTTATCAGAGAATGATCTGATAGCAGATTCACAGGCTTTCCAGTTCTGCTTATCAGCGTCACTCTTGAACTTTGGATTTGTGTGTCGAGCATAGAATCTCAAACAGTGATTCACATACTCGGAATAAAACGCTCTAGCCATTATTTCTTACCAACCTTTCCATTGAGATTGTTTTTCTGAATAGGTTCTCCCTCGAAATACCATTCGCCTACGTGGATAGGGTACTCGGGCTTGTCTGACAGCACGACCTCGCCTGTGTCGATGATGTGCTGTGCGGCAGATACGGGGATTTCGTTTCTAACGAAATCCTTACCTGTCTTCAACAGGCATTTCACTTTACCGTTTGTGCTTTTCAATTTGTACATGGCTCATACCTCCTCTTTCTTCCCGGTGATAAGTTCGCTGTATGGAAGTGATTCAATCCATTTACAGAACTCCCTCCACTCGGGTAATCTATGTGCCTTACGCTGTGCGTAGATTGTCTTCAACTGCCTGTAATTCGTTGTCATACCAGCGGTGAGCTGAAATCCGACAGGAACGTTGTAGAGCAGTACGAGATAGTTTTCCGGGGTAGGATCGTTGAGGTAGATTTCCTTCAAACGATTTACCTCTGCGATGGTATTCTCTGTGACATATTCGTTACACTGTTTACGAATATCCATCTTACTGATACAGTGCATGGTTGACTGGCTCGAAATGAAATCGAAGAAGTGGTAGCGTTCCGCTTCCGTCCAAGCCTTGATTGTAAAGGTGAGATCAAACTGTACGAGAATACCGTTGAGGAAATTATCGTGACCCTCGCCCTTGCCACAAGTAGCAAGAGCGTTGATCCTCTTTGTAATTTCACCATTCAGACTGTCCGGGTCAACTGACATAGGGAACTTACTTACTCTGAAACTGTTCTCGATACCATAAACCTGTGCGTTCTGAATTTTCATACTTACACCCCCTCTACATGAGAAGAGAGCATATCGGTTGTATGCGTCCATAGAACTGTTTCATATTTATTCACAGCTCGTGTATAATCGCTCCATTCTTCCTTCTCTGTGAAAGCTCCCATGTGGTATCTGATACAGAGAATTTCTTCCTCTGTGAGAGTGAAGTATTTTGAGAGAAGCATTACCGACTTTTCTCCATGTCCCTTCAAGAGAGTGTCCTTACGGTATTCATAAGGATTTTCACCATCGCTTTTCACGTACTGATCCATCTTGCAAAGGTCATGGAACATACCTACCAGTCTAGGACTTCGAGTTACAGTCCAGTGTAGACCGTTATGTTCGGTAATATCGAGAAGGTGTCTCGTAACTGCAAGACAGTGATCGAACAAGCCGCCCTCGTAATTACCGTGGTATTTTGTGCTCGCTGGTGCTGTGAAGAAACCTCTGATAAGCAAATCCGCTTTGATACCTTCCGGGAAGTCTTCACCCATGATCTCGTCAAAGGCTTTCAGTCTTTCTTCGAGTGTCATTACACATCGCCCTCCTTCCTGTGTAGAGAGTGCTCAACGTCAAACCCTTCCGGGTAACGAGCTTTCAGCTTTGCGATGTTTGTCTCCATAGCGTCTCCCATATCAATGTCGAGAGCTGTACAGATTTCAGCTATACCCCACAGTACATCGCCAAGCTCTTTTTTCATGTGCTCCAAGTCAAACTCGTGACCTTGATACACTTTCTGTACAAGTCCAGCGACTTCTCCTACCTCGGAGCTTGTAAGGGTTACACCGTGGATCAACATTCCACGTTTTCTATTGTCGGGGATAAGCTCTAACAGAGGGTCTCTATCATAAGGGATAGCACACGTCCTCATAGCCAAATTCTGATATTCTCTTGCGTCCATTACATTGACTTCCTTTCTGCTATTTCAGCCATTTTTGCACTGTTCAATCTCGTGTCACCGTGTACTCGTGAGTAGGATAAGTACCCATTCATACGGTCAATCTTTGTAAGATTACGAGAGCCGCATACCGGGCAAACGTCCATTTCCAGCTCCTCGTGACCGCAATCATCGCAATATGCGAGAGACAGGTTCACACCTTCATAGAAGCCTTTCTCCATAGCTCGAAGCACGAGTGTTTCAACAGCTTCACGGTTGTAAGATACCGGGTATCTCACGTACTGTATTTTTCCTCCGTTACACAGATTCCAAAATCTACCTTCCAAATCCTGTTTCTCGATAGGAGAAATGTCTTCGGTTACGTGACAATGGAAGCTGTTCGATACGTAAGGTCTGTCCGATACGTTTTCGATGATTCCGTATTTCTTACGGAACTGTTCAACCTGTGTACCGCAAAGCGATTCTGCTGGTGTACCGTAGATTGCATACAGCCAACCGTCTTTCTTCTTGAAATCAGTAACCTTCTCATTGATGTACTTCAATGTCTCAAGAGCAAATCTACCGTCCTCTACCAGCGACTTTCCGTTGTACATTTCCTGTAACTCATTGAGAGCAGTAATACCGAAGGAAGCAGTCATAGGCTTGAGCAGTGGCTTGATCTTATCGGAAGGTTTCAAGTGTCCTCCGTAGAAGCCGCCCTCACAATACTGAATAGGGTTCGTTGACGCTTTCATTTCACCGAGATACTCATAGGTTCTCTTGTGGATTCCTCGGATCATTTCGAGATAATAGTCCAGCACATCATAGAAGTTCTTCGATTCCTGTCTTGCTTTAGCAAGGATCATAGGAAGGTGAAGACTTACAGCACCGATATTGAAACGTCCTACGAATACAGGCTTATCGTCTTCGTCTGCCGGGGTCATGCCGCCACGCTCGAACCACGGTGACAGAAAAGCTCTACAACCCATAGGGCTTACGACACGTCCGTATTTCTTGTACATTTCAGCTACATAACCGTCCCCGGTAAGAGATAACCAGTCCGGGTACATTGTCTTGCAACTGCAATCAATACCAGCTTCAAATACATCGTGGTTGATACAACCTTCTCCGTGAAGGTTCTTATCGTACAGGAATACCAGCTTCGGGAACAGCACAGGCTTTTTATTTCCTTCCTTACCCTGTCCCTTCATGTGAACCTCAAGGAATGTGATAGAAGCCATCTTACCGAATACGTCAGTAGCAAGACCGAATGTCATGGTGACGAATGGATAATCACCTCGGCTACTTCCTACGGTATTGAGCTTCATTTCGATACCTTGAAATCCTTGCTCGAAGTCACGCTTGATTTTCTTCATAGCGTAGTCAGCGGCTTTGTTTGCACAATCCTGTGTAGGCTCTTTAATATCGAGAATATCGAGATACTCTATAAGATACTTGCCGTAAGACTTTTCAGCGTAAGGAGAGAGGATTTTATCTACCTCGGGAACTGTGAACCCTCCATACTGCTGTGAAGCTGTCGCAAGGATAATATCTCCCAATACATCGAAAGCAGTGTCAAGGGTCTTCGGTTCGTTATACCAAACGTTACCCATTTCAAATCCACCGCTCATTACTGCACCAACATCGCACAAACAGCAATTCATAGTGTCGAGCCTTGCTGACTGGTCGTGTATGTAGATATATCCGTCCTTACAAGCCTGTAACTCGTCCTGTGTCATAAAGAACTTTCTGTACAATCTTTTGTTCAGATCGTTGAAGATTAAACACCTTTTCGTGGCAACAAGTGTACTGTCAGTGTTGGCATTTTCCTTATCTCCCAAGAATCTGATAGACTGTGACTTCTGATAAACCTCGTCCATCATGTGAACGAAATCTTTCTTGTAGTTTCGGTAGTCCTTGTAGGATTTTGCCACGGTAGGGTTGAACTCCTCTAGAGTACCTTCAACTACGTTGTGCATATCAGCGATAGGTACGTTCTCCTTACCCATGAGATTTAGCTTGTTCTCGACCATCGCTTTGATTACTCTGAAATCTCCATCGGTGAGAGTAACCATTACTCGCCCAGCGGACTTACTGACTGCCGCCTTGATCTTCTCGAAATTGTACGGTTCGAGAGTACCGTCTTTCTTAATGACGTTCATGTAATATCACCTCACCTTTCTCGATTGTCTGTTGTACGTCAATTACTCGCTGGTTCGTACTTCCAGCCCACGGATAATTTACGTCTTTGAGTTCCTCAACGAATTTACCGTCTACGAGAACGTCTACGTACTTCATAATCGCCATCATGCGTTTATCCTGTTCGATCTGTTCCCATGTGTACCCGGTGTAAATCCAAATTGTTTTATTATGGAACTTCTCTTTAATATCCTTGCAAAGAAGAAATACCGTACCTTTGTTGGTAGCGAATAGAGGGTCTCCACCGCTGAATGTGATCCCTGTAATGTGCTTCTTATTCAGCTCCCGGTAAATCTCTTTGCGTTCTCTGATACCGAACTTGAGACCATCGTTAGCGTCCCATGTAACAGGGTTTTGACAGCCTTTACAGTGATGTTCACAACCAGCCAACCACAGAACTACACGTAAACCATCGCCATTGTTCATATCGTCTTTGGTAATGTTGTGGTAGTTCATATCTTGACCGCCTTTCCTCCCAACTCGATATACTTGTTCATATACCAGTCGGCTTTCTTCATATCTTCCTCGCCATTCTTGAAAACAGCTCTCTTGCGGTACTTCCACACATTGAGTAAGCAGAAGTGCATTGTAGCTGTCTTACCGAAAATAGCGACCATTTCGTCTATACACTCCATACCACCGTCTTGACAGTAGTGTGCTGGGTGATTTACATTATCAAAATCGCTCATTTCGTCCTCCTTATAAATCGGGGAGAGGAGAGCCCCTCCCCTTATGGTGATTATCCTAACAAACTATCAAGGTCTAAACCGCCTTTAGCTGGTGCACTCTGTTGTACAGGTGTGGCGGCAGTAGTAGGTTTAGGAGAAGCCTTAACTCCGTCACGACCCATGTTAAGAGCACGAGCGGTAGGTTCGGTGTCGAAACCGTCTGCCGGGGACTTGTCACCCAAGTTTGCGAAGGTAACTGTCTTCGTAGGATCATTCTTGTTAGGCTGTTTCGTGTGAGTAACCTCTGCACGAATGTAGTGGTCGATAAGCTCCTCAATATCAATATCCTCACGAGAGAAATCGTTGAGAGCTGTCTTTGCGAAATAACTGAAAGCGTTTAGAGCTTTTTCGTTATATTCATCATCGGAGTTCTTGATTGAGAATCTCTCTTGATGTGTCAGACCACTTGCTGTCACGAGCTTGACTACGATACGTCCAAACTCCTCGTCATAGGTTGCGTCATAAATGCGGAAAACATATTCTCCCTCCGGGATAACTACAAATCCGCTAGTCATAGGTATTCTTGCCATTGTTAAAATCCTCCTTAATTTTTAATTGCACTTACCGTCATACGGTAAGAAGTTTCCTGTGTAGTAGTGCTGTACTTATCGAAGATACCGTCAGCCTTGAGAGCTTCCTCATTGACCTTCGTAACGTCCTTCGTGGTACGTGCGAGAGACCATGTGTACTTGCTTCCCATGACCTCCACCTTCTTATCACCGTCACGGAACTGCTTTGTAGCGTGTTCCTTGATGATTTCATTGATCTTCTTTAGACGCTTTTCCTTATCAGCGATAGTGGCTGATACAGCGTCAATGTCGCTCTTGAGACCTTCCGCTTCTGCAATCAGAGCTTCAATGTCTGTCTCGGGTGCGAGAGTGTTGGTACGGAGTGCCGCAAGGATTTCAGCGTCCTTCTTTTCATCGAATACAGGGGAGATACCAGTGTCTACGTGTTCAGCCCACCATTTCTCAACCTGTGCCACCTTATCAGCGAAATCCGGGTATCTCTCGGAAACCTTGAAATCCTTTACGATAGTGTTCTTAATGCTAGGAACATAACCGTCCGGGTTCTCATAGTCCTTTTCCTCAAGGAAGGAAGCAACCATGTAGACTTGATCCACACCGAGCAACCAAGCGTAGAGAGCCGCCTGTAATGCGTAATACTCGGGAATATCGTCTTTCCAGTCTTCGATACGCTTTGTGGTCTTCATTTCCAGTACAGCGTCAACTTTTCCGTCTTCATCGGTAGAGAGGTAGTCCCACATTCCACCGAGGTGAGGATTCTCCGGGAAGAAATCTCCCCATGTCTTATTGAAGTAGTCAGCACCGTAACGGTCAGTAGGAGAAATCAAATCCATACCGTAGGACTTCTTCATGTAAGCCGCCTGTTTAGGTTCGATGGTCTTACCAGCGATGGTGTAGATTGTGTCCTCGAATGGGAGCTCGAATGTCTTTGTGATTGCCGCCCATATTTCAAAAGGTGAACTCCATGGGTTTAATCCGAGAATAGTAGCGAATCGTGTTCCAGTTATTTTCTTTGTCTTCTTCGGAGGAGCAACCTGTAACTGATTGCTCTCCAACCACTTAATATCAGCCATTATGCCTGTCCTCCTTCCAACATTTCAGAGATACGATTGATAAGTGTCTCACAATCGGACTTGCTGATTACTGTAAAGCCCTGTGTCTCGACAGCGATCTTTGCGATCATTTCTTCCTTGCTAGGGTCTTTGTCCTTGAGCTTCTTGAGAACTGCTTTCAGACCTTTAATCTGTAAAGTAGAAGCGTTCTCTGCCGGGGCTGTAAGCTCCTGTTTTACTTCCTGTCTTTGCTCGGGAGTAGCTGGTGCTTTCTTCGGAGCTTCGGCTGGTGTATCGTTGGTAATCTGCGGCTCGATTTCGTCATTCTCTACAATATCCATAGCGATCATGTACAGATAACGTCTCATGTAGGTGATAGACGAACCGAGAGCTTGCATTTCGTTTGTTACCTGTTTGCCAGCGTTGCTCACGATAGGAGCGATCTGATTGAACGGAGCTTCAAACTCGATTGTTTCCTCGGGAGCGTCACAGTTTACGATTGTCATGCAAGCTGTTTCGTTGGTGAACTTATCAATAGCGATAAGACCAAGCTCCTTGAAAATCTTTGTTACTGATGGAACAATGTCTGTAAGCTCGAAATACTTAAAGCCTACGTTCATGTTCTTTCCCGACTTCTCAACACCATCGTTGAGGAACTGTGATCTAGCTTCAATGAGCTTCTGATACACGTTCATAGGTTCTTTGGTTGTTTTGGTTGCTGTTGCCATGTCTTTTTTCCTCCTAGATTTTTTCTCGGGTTTTATACCCATAAAGTCATTTACACGTTTACGTGCCATTTCGATGTAGAAGGTTTTATCCACATCATTGATTGTCAACTGATTGTCGTTGTCGATAATACAGTGTTCCGGGAGCGATTCAATTTTTGCTGTGGTATCGTCCTCCGCTTTCACCTTGAACAGCTTTCCGTATCTAGTATCTGCTGTTGCGTAAACACGATTCACTTTCTGTACCTTTTCTTTTCTATCGCCTACAACGTGATATGCTTCTTTGTACTTCGCACCAGCTTTAGCGATGATCTGAAACTGGAATATGTCATTACAGTTCTCGATTGTCTCCTCGACAGGAGTACCATTCACGAAGTATTCCTTGAGAGCAGTAGCCACAATGCAACATGAATTGTTTATATTGAAAGCACCGACAGTAGATATACCCTTAACGAGATAACCGCCTTTTGCTTTAGCTTTTCCTCCCTCTTGGATTTCAACGTAATTGTTCACGTCCTTTTGAGCGATCTTGATAACCGAATCTGTCTCTAGCTCAAACCCGGTGCGGCTCTGCCATTCATCGCAAATCTCGTCAAGCTGTGAGAGATATTCCTTGCGGCATTGAACCATGATACCGTCTGTGTTGAGCTGTACGATTTTCAGCCTCGGTATGTCTTGATAACAGTGTCGAGCGAGCTCCAATAAGTAGAGCTGACCGCTGATACATACCGAACGTCCCATGAGAGGGTCGTATAGGTCGTTGTATTGATTCAGAAGACAACCGTATGTAGTGTTACATACCAGCTTCAAAGCGTTTGCTGTGGCTATATCACCAGCGGCTTTCGCTTTCATACGACTTTCAAGTACGTTCTCATACACCTGTGGTGAAGGAATGTTGCGGCTCGTATAACCGTTTATGGTACATAAGTGAGGGTAGTAGCTTCCAACGTCTTTATTACGGATTGCTTCTTCCGGGTCTTCCTGTTCGCTCCAAAAGTAGTTAGGGATTGCTCCGTGAATACCTCCGAAACCAATCGTTACAGGACATCCGCCTACGCTGATTTCCAGCTTCGATTTGAAGTATTCTGCGTCTGATATTTTCGGGTCGTACATTCTGTCGAAGAAATCAAATACTTCCTGTGGAATGTACTCACGTCTCAAGTTATCCGGGTAAACGTACTGTCTTTCATCGTCATGCTTTTGTGCTGTGGCTTTCAGCATAGCGGCAGTCAATTTACCGTTCGTCATAGCCATAGCTTTTGTGTCTGTAAGTCCAGCCATTCGACCTAGATTGATCTTGTTCTTGAGATAATCTTTACGAATATCCGTCAGCTTCTCGGTAGCGTCTACATCGTGCTTACAGTAGAAGATTGTCTGATCGAGCTCCTCCTGTGTGAGAGGTCTGTCGAGATTGAAGTCAACCTCTGTTTCCTGTATGCTGATACCCATGTGACCTTCGATTGCTTTCAGAGACAAACCCTGTTGCGTATCGTCCCTTATATCCACGTTATTGAAGGAGAAGTAGAACCCATTCAAGAGAGGGTACTGCCAGCCTTGATTACCAGCAAAAATGTAATCGTTGAGCTGTTTAATCTCCTGTGGGGAGAGGTCAGCACATATACCTTTGATGATGTACTGGTCGTAGTGCTTTGAGTTGAATCCGATATAAATAGCGTCTTCACTTATGCAACTTCGCAGAGCTTCGTTGTCGTTATGAACGACTGTGAATATCCCGGTCTCTTTGTCCTTGAATACTACGATCCAGTCGTGGGAGAAGACCTCACAGTCATAAGAAATAATTCTCATAGACTACCTCCTATCGGGAGGGTAAATGCTTCTTCCCACGACTTCCCAGCTTCATGTCTGCTTCTCGCTGTTGCATATGAAATATCAAAGTGTCTCGCCCATTCACATAGACATTTAGTTTCTCCGTTCATTGTGATTAGACAATTATCCGAGCGATTTCTCTGTTGCTCTGATAAAGGAACCCATCTACAATTACTTGGTTCGTAATTACCGTCAAAATTTTTTCTATCGAGAGTTAATTCATCGCTATATCCATGAGCCATCGCCCAATCATAAAATGCTCGAAAAGAGTTCCATTCGGAACATACTCGAACTCCTTTACCACCGTAGTATTTATAATTTCTACTATTTGGGTTATTACATCGGGTTCTCATGCTTTTCCATATCGAATAGAGACGAGTGTTTCCTAAATTGTGCCATTTACCCATCAACTATCACCTCCCACAAAATAACAATTATTCTTTCGATAGGTCGTACATCGTTTTTTGTACGCTTTTACACACCAGCCGATGTTATCCACGAAGTCATAAGCAATCGGTTCGGCTTTTCCTTCACAGGTTCGAGCAATTCTGCCTATCGACTGGGTAATTACTGCATAATCTTTTTGCGGTGTTGTCATGTACAAGCGTTCCAGTCTAGGAACGTCCAGCCCTTCTTTGGCTAGAGAGTATGTGGCAAAGAGGAAATCTTTTTTGCCGCTTCTCATATCATCGAGAGCTTCTTCTCTGACTTCACCTTTTGTCTTACCGTCAATGTAAACAGCTCGTCTTCTCAAATCTGCCGGGAGCATATTCATAAGCTCCTGTAAATGATTTGTTCTGTCTGATAGAATGAGTGAAGGTCTGTTCTGCTCAACTACTTCGTTGACTATAAGCCTGTTGCGGCTTGTGTCTTCTGTGAGATAGTTAATGAGCTTCGCAAAATTTAATGTACCGTCCGTGTTCTGACAGGCTCTTGAGACAACCGTCTGTGTGCCTACCGGGAAGACACCAACCCTCATAATTTTATCTGCGACTGCTTCTTCCGGGATGATGTGAGCGACCTTACCGAGTAGGGAGTAGGTAGCCTGTATCATTCCGTCAGCTCTATGAACTGTGGCTGACAATCCGTACTTGTGGCGAGCCGCCAAGCTGTTTAATACCTTGCTGAACTGTGTAACCGCTGTGGGTGATCCAGCTACTCGGTGACATTCGTCAACGATAATGCAATCCCAACGGTATCTATATAGAGATAAGTCCAGCTTCGAGAGCGTCTGTACTGTGGCGAAGGTTATTCCCTCACCGATGTTGACCTTGCCATCTGTGATTGTTCCTATGAGACGTTTGTCGATGTATCTCTCGAAACGCTCTTTACTCTGATTGAGCAAATCTTTTGTATGAGTAACCCATAGAGTGTTACACCCGAGCTTACTCGCAATACCTACACCGATCTGCGTTTTACCGCTTCCAGCCGGGGCTTGTAGTATTCCGTAGTGAGCTTTCACCATAGCTTCGGTTGCTTCCTCTTGATAATCGTAGAGAGGTATCTCTGCTTTGAAATCGACCTTTTGTCTAGCTCCGAAGTCTGCCACGACCTCTGTGTCATGCTTCAATGGAAGAAGCTCTAAAACTCCGAATGGAACTACCAGCCTGTCTCCGTCCTGTTCATACAGGTATAGGTCTTTCGGTGTATTACCAGTCCAAAATCCCATACGAGCTTTCTTGGTGTATTCCGGGTTACTGATTTTTAATTCCTTCTTGACCCAGCTCACAACTTCCGGGGTAGGGTCTGTGATGGTGAGTTTGTTTGATACGATTACTTGCACTTTTTCACCCACCTCTCGAAAATAGTTCCGTACTCTCTAATATCATCGAGATTGAGAGTAGCTTTCTCGTGAGATAAGGCTATCATCGTGAAGTGAGGTATCATGTAAACCTCATTCTCTACCTTGAGTGCGAACCAACCTTCACCGTTGCCGCTGTCTTTCCACAATCTCATAGCAAGGTGCTGATTCTCCTCGATCCTTGATAGTGGGAACGTGTTGTTGGTACATTCCTTACAGTCAATGAGCCATGCCTTTTTGTTCTTGACTGCGATAACGTCTGCTGGTTGCCCGGACTTGTTTTGAGCCAAGTTGTGCACCCAAAAGTTCAACATGAACATCATTTCGCAGAACTCATTCTCGAAGGTGTTTCCCAGCTTCTTATTGCTAGTAGCCATATACTTTCAACACCTCCTCAACGCCCTGTGATACGTACTTATCGTCTATGTAGCTCGATAATTCTCGTATGCACTCTGACAACTGTTCAATCTGCTTCTGATAGTAATTTGCACAGTCCATACCCATGTGCTTGTCAATCAAATCCTCGAAATCTTTCGGAGATAAGATAGTTTCGGGTCTGCCATTACTCATTATCAGCATTTTCAGCATTTCGTAGCACCTCCTCGTATTCTTCATACAATTTCAAAACAGTGCGAGAATACGAAGTACTTGAGATACCGTTTTCCCATGCTTTCTTAGCTCCATAATCGCCCATGTTATATGCCATAAGAGCTTTTCTGTAATCACCGTACTTTTCAATGTACTGGGAGATTATCTTCACACCGCAGAAGACATTCTGATATGGATTGAGCATATCTGCCGCTTGGTACGATTCCTCCAACAATTCGTGATTACAACTATTGATTTGCATAAGACCGTAATCGTCAGTGTCGCTCACTTCTTCCGGGTTAAACATTGATTCATGCTCGATCATCGCCATAACCAACGTCACAGGAACTTCCTCGTCAGCACATATTTCATATATGTACTTTTGAAGATTGTGAGAGAGTGGAACATCGAAGTAGTACACCTCTACGTCTGCTGGAAGCTCGTCCTTCTGATAAACTGGAACTTCGATTGTCTCGATAACTGTCTCCGTTTTCGGTTCTGCTGTCTTTTCGCCTACGAGGATTCCCCCGGCAAATCCGACTAGCACCAGTACGATGAACAGGATCGCAACTTCGATTCTTGCAATAGTAAGTCTGTTTAGCTTTCTTTTCTCTGTTTCTCTACGCATAGTAGCCATTTGTTAAATTCCTCCTCATTTTTTGGGTCTTCATAAAACTTTGTTATGATACCCACCAGTGGTCTTGCGAGGTCGTTCACCTGTTCGTCAGACAGATTCATTCTCTTTTTCGTTGAGAATGTTCTCGCACTCTGCGAGAATCTGCTTCGCTTTAGGGTAGGTGTAAACCCCTCGAAGAATACTTGACATCATAGGCGGCTGTACGCTGAACCCTCGCTTATTCAGTTCCAGTATCATTTCCACCTGTGTCATTCCGATTTCAGCCATTCTCGACTTGACATTCACGACAAATTCCTCCTTTCTCCTGTTCTGATTTTCAGAACCTACCTTGACGAAAAGCGGATTTTATGTTATTATTCTTATTACCAGTAAGACTATATAAAATCGCTTTTCTCCTCCGAAAAAATAGAATTTCGAGAGGGGTCGGTTTCTTATTGCCAAATCCGAAATTCAGATTTGATGATGTTATTATAATTCTTATTATTAGAATTGTCAACACCTAAAATCTGAAATTTAGAATTTATTTTTACAGGAGGTGTTTTTATGGATTTTGCGGAAAATTTGAAACGTATATGTGATGAAAAAGGAACTACACCTACCGCATTATGCAAGGAACTTGGTTTAAGCACTTCTAAAGTGAGTGCATGGTACGGAGGATCACTGCCAAAACAAGACGTTATGGTGAAGCTAGCAAAGAAGCTGGATTGCTCTGTAATGGACTTCTTTTATGACGGTGAAGACGATAACCAGTTTCTTATAGAAGTAATGCCGAAGCGTAAGGACGAAGACCTTGAGGACATTCTTCGTATTTATTCCAAACTGTCTCGTAGAGATAAGCACGATTTCATGTCAATGGTTTATGAGTTCGAGAAGCGAGGTGGTGATAACGAGTGAAAGCTGTAATATATGCTCGATACTCAAGTCACAACCAGCGTGAAGAATCTATTGAGGGTCAGCTTCGTGAGTGTCACGAGTTCGCTCAAAAGAATGGATTCTCTGTTGTTGACGAATACTGCGACAGGGCTATATCCGGGAAGACCGATAATAGACCTATGTTTCAGAAGCTCATAAAGGATAGCGAGAAGGGTCACTTTGACGCTGTGATTATGTACACACTAGACCGTTTCGCTCGTAACAGATATGATTCAGCTATCTATAAAGCGAAGCTCAAGAAGAACGGTGTACGTGTTTTCTATGCGAAACAGCCTATGCCCGATACCCCGGAAGGAATTATCCTAGAGAGTGTACTCGAAGGTTATGCGGAGTATTATTCAGAAAACCTCGCTCGCAGTATAAAGAGGGGTCTCAAAGAGAACGCTCTTCACGGTATCTACATGAGCTCACCTCCACTCGGATATGTAATAGGAAAAGACAGAAAGCTCGAGATTGACCCTACCAGCTCCAAAGCTGTAATTGAGATATTCAACCAGTATGCGGAAGGAAAATCAATGGCAGAGATTATCGTGTGGCTGAATGAGAAGGGATATAAAACCTCCCGAGGAAACGCTTTTAATAAGAACAGTTTACAGAGAATCCTTCGTAATGATAAATACATCGGTGTTTACAGATACGATGATGTTGTCCTTGAGGACGCAATACCACCTATCATAGACAAAACCCTGTTTGAGAAGGTACAGACCACCTTCAAACACAACTATGCGGCAAGAGCAAGGAAGAAAGCACAGGAGGACTATCTGTTATCCACAAAGCTGTTCTGCGGTCACTGCGGATCACCTATGATCGGTGAGAGCGGCACGTCTAAGAGCGGCAAGGTACATCATTACTACAAGTGTGCTGGGAGAAAGCGAGAGAAGAATTGTGATAAGAAGGTCGAGAAGAAAGAGTGGATAGAAAGAGCTGTCGTTGAGTACACTGTAAAAGAGGTGCTTACCGATGAAAATATAGAACTGATAGCAACAAAAGCTATGGAACTTATAAATAAGGAAATGGCTGATACTTCGCTTTTGGTTGGACTGCAAAGCCAGCTCAAGGAGACAAATAAGAAAATCAAGAACCTCATGTCGGCAATCGAACAGGGTATAATCACACCTACCACGAAGGAACGTCTTGAGGAGCTTGAAGAAAATCGTAGAGAACTAGAGGGTCAAATCGCACATGAGGAAATGAAAAAGCCGCTCCTGTCGAAAGAGCGGATCATGTTTTGGCTCGTTTCTTTCAAGAGCGGAGATATAAGAGATATTGAATATCAGCAACGAGTAATCGACACACTCGTCAATTCTGTCTACTTATATGATGAAGGGGACAAGGGACGAAAACTCGTGCTGACGTTCAACATTTCGGGGAGCAACACCCTCACAATCCAGTGTTCGGATATTGAGGGTTCTACTCCACCAAATAGTGCAAATCCGAACACCTTATTTTTCGTAAAGCACTGCTTCGGATTTGTTTATCATATAGAGGACGTGGGTTAAACTGCGTCCTTTTTCGGTGTCTCATAAGTCATGGCACGTTCGGAATCGGAGATACCGCTCGTAGTAGGGTCATTCACCACACCCATGATAGCGAGAACAACAAACAGAGTGTTCACCACTTCAATGAGGTTGTTACCTACCTCGCCAAGATCAAGAGTGTAACCGAAGACTGTCGCAACAGCCTGTACAAACAGGATCACTGCCGGGATAATAGACACCCAAAATGTCTTATTCTTGATACGTACTTTCCAGTTAATCTTCATAGCTTTTTCCTCCTTATTTATTCTTTGTTGTAATGAAAGCGTCAAATCCAGCGGCTTTTAGCTTCGCCATCTGTGCTTCGGCATTGGACTTCTTACTGAAAGCCCCTACTTGTACGGTGTATAAAACACTTGTAGATGGTTTCTGTTCGGAAGAACCGCTCAAACGCTTTGTTACCTCTGTAGCAAGATCACCCAGTCTATTGTATAACCAATCTCCCGGGCAACTCTTATTAGCAAACCAACGATGAACAGTGATAACCATTTCATCAGCTTTTGGATTGTAATTAAGAGTTTTATTTTTATCTCCGAACCATAACAGCTTCTTTTTTCCGTTACGCTTACAAATATCCACGCACAGATTGATAAGAGTAGCATAGACCTTATCGTTCATAGCGTAAGGGTGAGCAGTATCGGAAGCACACTCGATAGTGATAGCTCTCTGATCGTTTGAACTACTAGAAGAACACCAAGAACGGTTTTTCTCCTCACAATACATACCAACCCTACCATCTGCACCAATACCATACTGACAGGAAGCCTGTCTCGAAGAAGGAGCGAAGATACCTCCAAGTGTCTCGACAGAGCATTGACCTACTACACAGTGAGGTGTAATTCTGTCGATAGAATGTGTTCTCTGCCCGGAATGGTTAGGGCTTAACTTTGTGTATGCCACAAGTGGACTGTTTGTATATCCCATGATATTTACCTCCTTATCATATTTAGTTAAATCGTACTTCTCGATTACTGCCATAAGTGCAAGTTCTGACGTACCTTTTCCACTCTCCAATATCGCTTGTGCAATAATCGGAGAGTGTACTTCGATACTATAAGAAGGAGCATATCGTTGAACGTACATGGCAATCCGTTCAATGAAATCGCTCACGTCTTATCACTCCTTTACTTCCTTGTGCTGTTCCAAACTGTCTACCCTCTTATGTAGAGACTTGGTAGATTGCTCCACCACGACAATTCTTTCTCGAAGCTCCTGTACCTCGCTTTTAACATTACGAACATCGGCTTTGATTTCATTGATACCAGTATTGATGTTCTCGAGCTTGACGATTACAGTAGTCATTTCTGCACTCTGTTGTTTATCGTCAGCCGAATTGTTTCTGCGAATGTTCGTTACAGCAACGATAATCGCTACAATGAGGGAGAGAGCGGAAATCAAATATCCGAACTCTACACCGTTCATTTTAGTAGTCCTCCCCTGTGATTTCTTTGAACTCTGCTTCCGTGATCCAGCCTTTCAGAACAGAATTACGAACCATTTCAATAGTCCACATCCTAGTACCGTCAGCCTTGAAGGTGTTGTAATACTTCTTCACCTTCTCGAAATTCTTACTGTGAGTTGTAGTAGCCATAGTCCTGTACCTCCTTCCTTACATTTCTACATCAGCCATCATAGCGATGTAGTCAATCTGTGACTGAAAGTTCTCCATAGCGAGCTCCATTTCAGACTTCTCTCTGAAACAGATATAGAAGCCATCTGCAAATTCCATCTGCTGAATGAACTCTGCGTTGTGAAGAACAGTCTCATTACCTTCTTCATCGGTAATAGTCACGGTCTCGGTGTTGTACTCGAAAATGCTTTCGTCCACCTGTGTTTCGCTGACGAAGTTATCGCCATTCTTGGTGAGCTTTTTCAGCTCCCTTCCGTCTGCAAGTCTGATTGTGTACTGCATAATGTTACCTCCTTTAATTGATTGAACAGTGTTTCTATGTTGTTTCTTTGATACCTACTCATAATCTTGTAGTGGTTCTTGAACCATGATCGGAAGAAATCTGTAAACTCTTTCTCCGTAAGTTTAGGAGCGAGCTTCTTCATTTTTCTTCTCATAGCTGTGAGCCGCTTCGGATTTATCTTCTGTATCACTCTGCCAGTGTCGGTGAGTGAATACTGAATCTGCAAGAATCGCCAGTGATCGGAGAGCTTACATATTCTCGTCTTCTTGAGATTTACTGTAATACCCAAGCTCCCGGCAATCTCCACAATACCTTTCAAGAGCTCCTCGAGAAACTCTTTGCTCTCATGGATTGCATAGGAATCGTCCATGTATCTTCCGTAGAATTTCACACCTTTGACAATCTTTACGAAATTGTCTATCGGTATCGGATAAGCGATACCAGCAGTTTGAGCTACTTGGTCTCCGATATTTAGGTGCTTTCCCATGAACTTTTCACCTGTGAGTAGCCGCTGGTCGATTTCTTGATACAGGAGCGAATTGAACAGTATGTCGAGACAATTCTCGTATTCATCATCACTCATGTAGGAAACATCGACCTTTGACCTGTCTACCGTTTTCTGTAACAGCCACAACGAGTGTTCATCAGTGACGTATTTCTTCATAAGCTCCATGAGAATATCGTGTCTAATATTGTCATAGTATTTTGAGAAATCAATCAGCAGTATGTAACCATCGTTGCTATGATGTTGTGCGTAGTATCTCCGAAGGTGTGTAAGCAATCTGTTTCGTGTGAAAGCTATTCCTTTTCCGACAAGGCTCGCACCATTGTCGTATATGAGGAAATTCTTAACTGCTGGGTTTAGAACCTCGTCACATAACGTGTGCTTCACAATCCTGTCTTGAATTTGCTCACCCCGGATAACTCGTGTTTTACCACGCTCGTTCAATACGAACTGTGTTGAGGGTAGGAACTCATAGGTCATTTCTTGTAACTCCCTCTGAATCCTCGATAATTCCAAAAGATACGTCATTTCAAATCGCTGGACTTGTGGCTTCCAATCGCTACCTTTCTTTGCACGTTTGTAGGCTTCAAATAGGGCATTTCCATCGAATATCTCACGCTGATAACCTTCGCTGTCGTAACAGAAGGTGTCGTGTTTAGCATTTACCATAGTGGAAGGACAACCTCTCCTTTCTCTGTCTGCGAAACGCTCGATAGGCTACTCAATCGCAGAATCGAAATCGGGGCGAACACCATTAGAGTTACTAGCGTTGTTGTAGTTCGCATTACCGTTGTTGTTGACATTAGCGAAATTAGCGGCGGTTACAGAGGTTGCCCCAGTTTGTAAAAGTGTGACTATCTTATTGAGAAGTAAGATCGTAAGCTCCTCTTTCTCTTTTTCCTTGATAGCACTCTTGAATTTGTTGTCAGATTTTCTCCAACCTTTGAGAAGGTTAATCTCTGTCTGTATCATTTCAGCAAAACGAGTGTACTTATTCGTATCAACCGGGAGTGTTTCGATAGCATACTGTAATTCCTGTGTGAGCCTATAACACTGACCGATAGCTTTGTCTTGTAGAATCCTACGTTCAACCAGCTCCTCCATGATGGAAGGATAAATGCTGTTTGCTGTGTAGACGTACTCGGTAATATCACGGAGACAGTTCTTAACGACCTGTCGTTCATCTGCTATAAACCATGCGTCAAACGCTTCGTACTTCTTCATCAGCTTATCGTATCGGTCTTTTTCTTCGGGTGTAAGCTCCTCATAATCTCTATCACCGAATTTATGCGATATACGCTTTTCAGCTCGTTCGAGGTCGTACCCGAAGTTTTGGAGCAGTAAATTTGTCACTTCCTGTCTCACTTTCATTAGTTGATGGAAGACTTCAAATTGTGAGGGTTTTCTTTTGCTTTTTAATACAGACATAAATTTCTCCTTCTACTGCGACCCACAAGGGGTCGCAGATTTAAGATATACAGAAAGCGGGGCGAACACCAACAGAGGCACTAGCGTCGTAGCAGATCGCATTACCGTCGCCGTTGACAAGAGCGAAATGAGCGGCGGTTACTACGTCTCTCAACCAGTAGTAAACTCTGTTGGAAATCAAATCCGGGCGATGTGCGAATAGAGGAAGCTGTGACTTCTCTACACGGTAATTCGCTGGAACAGTAGAACCGTCAGATACAGGAGAGAAGATACCAGTACCGTA